CGTCAAGTGTTAATATTGGGTCAGGTAAATTCGTAAAGTTAGGGAAGTCTAGGTAGTAAGTACCTTGCTGAGCATCAAGTAAATCCGCGTCAAGTCCGTTGCCAGCACCAACATCAGCCAGTGCAGCACTTCCTAAATCATCTGTAGTCAGTGTTTTAATTTCCCAAACAGCAGCGCCAACTGTAGCGTCAAGACACAACCAAACTTCTGTGCTTGAATTGTTAAGCCACTTAGACAGTACAGAGTAACCCTCAGATGAGTCGTTATTAACTGTAGGGTCGCCGGTTGCAGTCAGATTATTTAAAACCCTAAAAGCATACTGGCTGTGTGGATCAGCAGCATCTAGGTGAGCTTGCAGGCCACCATCTAGAACTAAACTCTGTGCAGATCTTGACTTCGTAACACCATCTTGCACAAGTGGTATAATTTCTGTACCATCTAGTGGATCAGCTCCCGGTAGTTCACTGATCCGAACTTCACCTAATGTTGCCATTTTTATTTCCTCGTTTAATTTACTTAAAATTATAGCGGCACCGGAGTGCCGTTATTCTATTCGTTGTCTTGTTATAACATTACCCGCCGGGGCCGACTGCGACACCAAAGACGGTGCTCGTATTGCTTGTGGGACTCCATACCTGCTGATTACCGTCTGAATCTATTTTCCTGACGGTGCTGTCAAAACTTCCGCTGTACACATTACCAGAGGAGTCAACTGCAACGGCGTAAGCAGTGCTTGTGTACCCAGTGAAGCTCCACACCTGTGCGCCACTTGAATCTATCTTTCTGACGGTGCTGTCAAAACTTCCGCTGTACACATTACCAGAGGAGTCAACTGCAATCCCCCCGACGGTGCTTGTGTGCCCAGTGAAGCTCCACACCTGTGCGCCACTTGAATCTATCTTTCTGACTGTGTCGTCTTGACTAGCACTGTACACATTACCAGAGGAGTCAACTGCAACGGCGTAAACAGTGCCTGTGTGCCCAGCGAAACTCCAGACCTGATTACCGTCAGAATCTATCTTTCTGACTGTGTCGTCTTGACTAGCACTGTACACATTACCAGAGGAGTCAACTGCAACGGCGTAAACAGTTCTTGTGTGCCCGGTGAAACTCCAGACCTGATTACCGTCAGAATCTATCTTTCTGACTGTGTCGTCTTGACTAGCACTGTACACATTACCAGAGGAGTCAACTGCAATCCCCCAGACGGATTCTGTATGACCTGTAAAACTCCACACCTGATTACCGTCAGAATCTATCTTTCTGACTGTGTCGTCTTGACTAGCACTGTACACATTACCAGAGGAGTCAACTGCAACAGCAAGCACCGCGTTTGTGTGCCCGGTGAAACTCCACACCTCAGTGCCGCTTGAGTTAATTTTATTGACTGTGGCGTCACTGCTACCGCTGAATACAAAAATCTCAACAGGATCTGGTGGGTTCAATCCACCGTACTCTGTTATTATTCTTTCATACTCTTCTGTTGTTATTTGTATTCCGTTGAGAACTATTCTCTCGTTCACCCCAATGTACGGTCTCAGGTAGACAATTTCTCTTACCTTCCCGTTGAAGTGTCCGTAAACATCCCCTACGTTAGTTGTAAAACTTCCTCCAATTCTCATATCAAAGTATCTGATATTTGTTTGACCAAACGGCCCTGTAATGGCTGCGAACCTATTTTCATTATCTATAGCGAAGTAAACACCTTCTGGTGTATAAGAAATATTTGCTACAATTGAACTTGATGTTGCTTGTGTAATAAGAGCCTCGTAACTCTCTGAAACACCCCACTCAGTTCTTAATTTCCAATAAGTATCTTCTCTGAAGAGTACAATCTTAATGCCTTGGCCTTCAATAATAAAAGCAGCTTCAGTTTCAGTTCTGTTGTCATGAGTAAGAGCAATCCGAAAAGTACCTTGGCTGTCATTTACTTCAAGACCCCAAGTATGGGTAAGAACTTCATTAGGTCCATTTATACAAAGACCTAGAGGCTCTTGTGAAGACTCCTCGTAACCAAATCTTGGTTCATCAATATCTGCTGTTTGCTCGTCACCATTTTCATCAAAGTATGTGTCTGTGTATGGTCTTGTTAGCGTGAAAACTTGTTCAAAAGATTGCGCTGTTAGTGGTTCCGCAGTAGATCCTCCTGTGCCGAATACAAACTGTTCATAAGTCTGTGCTTCAAAGCTACCAGAAAATGTGATAGGATCTTGGAAAAGAACCCCAACACCCAGAGGTCTACCTAAAAATCTATTAGCAAGTGCTATTTCATCTAGACCGGGAAAGACTGCTTTTTCAGGATCGTTGTAATCTCTTCCAATACTTATTGTAATAGATGCAGCACCTTCTGCGTAATCTGGTGGAACTTCTTCTTGATAGTCAATAGTATCAACACCAAATAAAAGTCTAACACCATCATTAAATGAAGTTATGTTTGCTTTTGTTGTGTTTTTTATGACAGTTAGTCGCAAAAGTCTTCTGTACTCTGTGTCAGTTAACTCACGAATACCAAGTAGGCTATCTTTAACACCCTTCCAAGGACCAAAAGTTCTTTCAGTGTCTGCAACTTCCTTATAAGGTGATGCACCAGTAGCACCTTGGAAACCAAAGTATCTAATGATAACACTGTCAAATAGCTGCCTAGGTTGACCAAGAATACGACCTATTACATCTAGTTGTTCGCCTTCAGCAAAGTCTAGACTTCTTTTTTGAATAATGTCTTTTATTACTAGTTGAAGTTCAACACGACCTTGGATTAAAAGTTGTAGATACCTGTTAAAGATGTCTCGGTCTTTAAACTGAGTAGTCGTAAGCTCTGTAGCTTGCGCTAGATAATCGTTTTCTTGGAAAGGGGTTTCCTCTCCTTCATAAACTGCAATAGGTGTAGAGTCAATCATGCCAGAACAACCTCAATATTACCAATCTCTATTTTTGCTACTTGATCAAAGTTAATAACAATGTTAGAGGTTCCTGAAGGACTCACAGAGTCTCCAATGAACAGTGAATTTACCTCATGACCCGGAATTGAGTTAATAGGCGTGTACAATCTGGAGTAGACAACATTCTGACCCACTGTTGACTGAGACTTGATGTAATCAAATAAGGCAGACCTTAACTGTTCTGCGCCGTTAGGTGGAAAGCTACTGTCTGTCTGTACTTCCAAACTTATATAAATATCTTGGAAAGTAGGTCTCTGGTAGTTAACTTCCTTTTGATTGTTGAAAATATCTGTGATAAGATATGTACTATTCCCAAAGGTTTTAATACCTGCTGGTCTGTTTGACCAGATAATCCTTGCAATCTCAGACTCTAGGCCACCCCGAATAAGAACCATAAATGCATGTGGGGGAATTCCTTTGGCATCAACACTAGTAGTCAGGTTCTCATAAATAATAACATCACTTACACCTGATAAGGCCCGTAGGTCGGAAGTAAGTGCCTCAAGTATGTTTGCACCTCTTACAAACTTAGACTGGTTAAACCTAGTCCTCAACTGTGTATCTGTCTCTCTTAAAGACCCAACACCCGCAGATTCAAATTGATTGATTGAATTCCAACCAAAAACTGGTGTAGATATTGTATCAATAGTTCCTGTGTTCTGCTCAATAGGTCCGGCCAGTGTTGATTGTGATGTTATTCCCTTCGTAACAGAAGAGAAAAATAACTCCGACGATACACTGTAGCTAGTTTGAGTAACAAGGTCATCAGCAATAACATTGAGAACAGCGCCGGTTACAGTAGCTGTCAGCACACTGCCGTAGTTATTGTTAACAACGTCTCTCAAACCATTTAGAATAGCGACTTCAGTTGCACCAGAACCGGCAGAAGTAAATGTAAGGTCTACAGAGTTTGTGCCATCGTTGTAGGTAATCGTGTAATCTGTTGCATCAACTACTGTCTGAATCTTAGTGGAGAAACCAACGACATTGTTTTCATCTAACACAACGTCAGTAGGTATTTCAAACCTGTTGTTTGTAAAGCTTGAGCTTACTAGGCTCCCCGCAGAAATTGTTGTATTAAAAGCTCCTACAAGTAACAGCCTTGCTGTGGAGTTTGTTGCACCACGACGAACAATACCTGACAAAGACACTAGGTTATCTAGTGCAATCCCTGAAGCAGAGTTTGGGTCAAAAGAAGAGTATACTTGCTGCAACGTCTCCCACAAGTCTGCTTCAGACGGTGTTACAAGCCCAATCAATCTACCAACAGTAGATGCGTCACTTGTGTCTAGAACTTCGTCCTCTGTAACAAGATCACTAAATATAGCGGTAGCTTCTTTCCGTAAATCTTCTCGGATTTGGCTTAGTCGTTTTATTTCTAAACCTGTTGTTGTTAGTCCTGCCATTATATGCCTACCTCTAAGTTTTGTATTTCTACTGTCTGACCTGATTTATTGCTTACTGTGAAAGACAAATTATACGTTCTGTCTGGTGAGATTGATGACTCAAATTTTAGAATGTTCTTTACATCCTTGTCACCATCAATCAATTCTCTAAATATAAGATCAACGGAACCTTTAGACCTCCCCTTCCCAAAGATCTGTTGAAAGTAAGGTGTTCCGTGGTTGGTGTCTAGAAACCATTCACCTTTGAAAGTGAGTAGCTTTATCTTTAGTCTCTGTTTAAGACTGTCACCAACACCACCAGTAATCGGGGTTGAACCATTAACGAATATGGCGTCTTGGGTATCTTCATTTAATAATATATCCATAATGATTCCTTACAATGGTGGCCCGACTGTGCCGCCTTGTGGGTCAGTGTGGGTGTGTGTTTTTAAACTAATACCATCAGCAATAACATCCCCACCAACCACACTAAGGAGTGCGTTCACAGTAAGTGGTGCATTGATAGTAGTTGCACTGGTTAACGTTAGTGGTGAATCAATTGTTGTTGTAGTTGCGTTGACATTGACTGTGTCTGAGTTAATTATAAAGGAACCTGATGATTCTATTGTCAGGTTGTTGCACTCGATAACACCGTTATTAAACTTAGCAAAGAAATCTTGGTCAGTCCTCATTTCAATGTCACCGTTCTCTTTTAAGCGAACCTCGTTCTCTGTATTCTCACCTATGTTGTTGGTGATAACCATATCTCTAGTTGAGTGGGTCCACTTACGCTTTGCAGGATCGTTGATAGAATCTTTAAAGGGGAATAGGCCGGGGATTGCAATAGCATCCCTGATGCTAAACCTCCGCTTGTCGTCTGGTGTGTAGGTATCACTCCCTGTGGAAGCTTTGAAGGCATCTGTTGATCTCTGGGAGAACACACATAGCACTATATCACCAACGTCAATAGGGAAGGTCATAGAAGCCTTCTTGGATGCAGGGAATATTAGAGGAACGTTCAGGATTGTCGGTTGCTCGATTGTAGTGCCATCAGCTAACGACTTATTGGTTAGTGGCTGAATGTCAAGCCTCTGATCTTCCAACTCAACCCTCACTGTTGTTACACGGCAGGGGATAGCTGTATACATATCAGAAGTCTTGTAACTATAAAAGTCGTTCAGCACACTACTTAGTGTTAATTCCTTCATTGGGCAGTTTCCTCTTTAGTACCTTTTCTCTTTGAACAAACACAGGTCATAAACCAATCACTACCACGGTAGTCCCCGGTAAAATCTATTTCCTCTACCCTGTAGAATTCAGATGTATCTTTATAGTCAACTCTGACAAGTGATCCGGGTGTTACTGTGGGATTAAGTAGTGCTTTAAACTTAACACCACTCTTCTTATTTGTGTCCTCACTGGACTCGTTATCGGAACCTGTCATAAAGTAGGGTCTATCTATTAGTCCACTTGACGGACCGATGATAGGAGCTAACTGTGTATTTGTTGACTCTACTGTACTTGAATCATTAACATATAACACGTTGCTTTCAATCTTCCACTGAAGATTATACGCATTGGATATTTGATTAAGCATCTGCCTAGGTGTGCCTGTCAGTGGATAACCGTAGACGACCTTGGAATCTAAGTTCTTGCCCTTATAAACACCCTTGGCTATGCTTGTTGTTTTTCTAACAGCTTCAAAGGCGTCTTCAATATTGCCACCTTCAGGTACAAGTTCAGATATAATCTTGTGAGTGAGTTCGGAGAAGGAGGGGGATAGGTTAATTGTGGTTACCCTATCAGTTCCATTCTTCACGGTCTCTACCTCTGTAACTTCTCCGTAGAAAAGTCTTATGAGGCTGGTTTCGTAACCGCAAGATAATATTGCAATTGGGTAATCTGTCTCTAAGTAAGTTAATGATTCATCTGATAGATTATACACCTTCAAAGAACACTTGTCAACTTTATCCTTATTATTTACTGACTTCTTTATTTGAAACTGAACTTGGAGATCATTAATAGAAAGACCATCGCCAGTTGCAGAATCTCCTATCTCTAGTAAGTACCTTCTATTAAAAAATCTCATTACTGGTTACGCCTCCGTAGTATCGTTGTAGATATAAAACAACTCGTAAAATTCAGATGGTCTCTCTATGTTAGCTTCTGTCACTTCAGGATCTGACCCACTTGTGGGTGTGAATAAAAAACCACCGGATAGGTTTTCAAACTGGTAGTCTGAAAAGAGCAGCGCATTTGGTGTAAGCCTTTGCCCAGATACTAGCGTGTTTTTTCTGGAATCTTTCAAAGTAACTATCCAAGTGTTTGTTCTTTCTAAGAACAGAAACTTTAGCTGATACTTATTCCCCTCTAATGTAA